TTCCGACATCGAGATGTCGAGAAGTGGGCGACTGCAAGGCGCACTAGATATTGGTTGATTTTTAAGAGTCTATTCGTTGTTCTTTCGGCTTGTCAAGTTGAACGACTGCGATGTGCTGGCGACCATGAACCCTGGAGCGTATCTCCAATGTATCCTCGCCCACCTTCTGAGCCATGACTTGAGGATGGTCAGGGCAACAGGAGCAATAGACTGGATGCGTCGGCATATCGCGTTCTGTCATCTCTAGCCCATCACCCCGTTCCGAGGCTCCAGCCAAGTCGCTGGTACATCTTCGGGATGGGTTAGCCTCAACATCATGTCGCTGACTTGCCCGACGAAAGAGGGGTCGGAGTCTTCCACCTCGGTTTCAACGAAGCTGTACACCGTGTCCTCTATCGTCAGAGACTCATAGCCCGTGACGCTTCCGTCAGCCTTAACGGCGCTCAGGAACCGCTCGACCTGTTCGTCACTTGTCTGGTATTCCCACCCCGTCGGAGTCCAATCAATGGACCCGATGATTGCCTTCTCACCATCCGCGCCTACTTGGGCGATGTCGTATCGCGCCATCACATCACCTCTCTCATGGCTCTATATGCCTCACCCCATCTAACCTGATTGAATAGCCGCTCTATCCAGGCCCAGTTCCCTGGATTGGGACCACCTTGCCCTGGAACTCCTACATACTTCGCTGGGGTCTTGGAAACCCAATACTTCTGCATGATGCGTAGCATCTCAGGGTCAACCAGCTTCAAATGTTCCGGCGCGGTGATGGCGTATTTGAAGTTCTCAGCCAAGAACTCCCGGCTGTTCGATTTAGAATACGTCGAGACGGCCCTACGGCCTTCGTGTTCGACCTTGTAGAAGACTTTTTGCACTTCACTCAAGAATTTCTCGGCGCGGGCCTTACCGAGAAATTCAACTATACGAGAGATATCAAGAGTATTCATCAACTGATGCCCGACCTCATGATGTGCGGCCCAGGCCGCGCTTCTTTCGCCGACCCAGGTTTTGTCGTGGCCTAGTTGCTTATACCCTCTTCTGTAAATCCCGCCAGCCTGGAAGGGCTTGCCTGTCTCAGGATGGATGCCCCGCAACGTCTTCGAGCCGTTCGCGACGACCGTCATCCGGCGTTCAGGGTCGGCCCACATCCGCATCATCTTCTTGCCCAACGCTGGCTTGAGACTCTGAGCGACCTGGGCAACGCTGTTGCTTGCCGCTTGGCGAGCCGATTCCGTGATGCCCCTCGTCTTGTTAATCTCTGGAACCCAGTTGCTAACGGTTAGAGGCTCGGCTTGCGGCACCTCGGCGGTGACGCCCCCGATATCTCCGACCTCTTCCCGCTCTTCCTTCGGCTCTTCCTCTTCGGGCAGAAGCACACAGCGGCAGTTCACATTCTCCCGCGCTTGAGACCCCTGGCCTGGGGCTTCCATCTTGTCAGAGCCGACCTCGAACAGTTCGCCTCTCCTGCGGACCTGACCGCTGGCCTCTCGATGGCTGTCCCGCTCCCGCCCGTCGATAGCCGCAAACCACCGCTTCCAGGGAATCTCAGCCTGGTCGAACGACTCAAGTGCGCCCTGGCCTTGGGCCACCGTCATCTCGGTGCGAGCAACCCGCTCGGAGCGAGTGACTGTCTGGAACTCTCGGAACTCTCTCAGGTTCTTGGCTATCTCGTCAGTGCCGAGTCCAGCCTTGCGCCCGTCTGCAAGCACCTTGAACAGCTTCTTTTCCGTCCCGTCGTTGATATTGTTAGCCCACCACCTGGAGCGGTTCTCTATCCAGCCCGTGATAGGACTGGCTGTCATATCGAACGCCAGCCCCAGGTTATGCTCTTGAATCTGGGTCTCGGCGCCAGTAAGGACGCCAATAGTTAGATGCTTGCGAATGAGGGCCGTGAACTCTGGCAACCACATCACCGGGCGAAAGATGCCCTGCCTCTCAGCCACGGCAACCGAGCCGTTGGTATGGATGGGGCCAACACGCCCCAGCGTCTCGGCCTCGGCTTCAAACTCACGAATGAACTGGTTGGCCTGTTTCCTCAGAAGCGTCGATAGTTCGCGTCGAAAGGAATTTTCAAGCTGTTCACTCTTCACTTTCTGGGCCACTTCAACCGCCCGCCCCCGCCGCTTCCAATCATCGTCAACCGTCGGACTGTTGCCCCGTTCGTCAGGGTCTTCGGGCGGTTCGTCTTCCGGCTCTTCTACTGGAGAGGCGCGAGTGCTTGCCGCCCCTTCTGCCATCGACATGGCAGGCGGCGCCGAACCGGGAGCCGTAGCAGGCGGCTTATCGCCCCACTCTACAGGCGTCAGGCCCATGCCCACACGCACCTCGTTGATAGTCAGAACGCCTGCCGTTATAGCGGCGAGCGTTGGGTAGCTGATTACGTTCTCGGTAGCCTCGAGGCCCATATCGGCCCTGACCTCGTTGACGGTCATGACGCCAGCGCCAAGGTAGATATTCCGGCGAGCGGCTTTGCCGTCCTCGTCCTCTTGGAGTGCTGGCACAGCCGAGGTGTCGAACCGAACAACCAGCCCTTCTTCCTGATAGAGCGGGACCAGCATCTCGGTCAGTTCTTCTTCATAAAAGTGAAGCTGTGGGATGATGCAATCCTCCCAGAACGAATGCCGCGCCGTCATGATATTGGCATATGTCGCCCTACTCAGGTCGTGGAGCATAGGCATCGGGACGTTGTACACGCGAGCCACATCCTCGACGCTCCAGCGCATCGATTCCAGGGCCATCATATCCTTCGGCGAGAATCCAAGATTGGATGCAGTCATGCCCTCTGCCAGGATAGCCGGACGGCGGGACTTCTCCGGCCCTCTGAATCGGTATTCCCAACGGTCATAGAACGACATAACCTCGTCGTCCGTCGGCGTGTCGGCTACGCTGATAATCATGCCTGGACTCGCATCGTTGGCGAGGGCGAAGCGGTTGCCCTTGAGCGCATCCATGCCCATGTCCACCGACAGCCGGACGGGAGCGATGGGCGAGAGGCCACTGTACTCGTCCAGCGGGTTGAAGTATCTGAACCAGATAATCTCATCCGGGGCGAATGCCACTTTGTCAGTCCCACTGCCATACACGAAGCCCTTTATGTAGTCCTTGGCGTCCGGCAGAATCTTCATTTTGTCAGGCCTGAGAGGCCATATCTCGGTTATCTCGCTACCCTCACGGCTCAACGCCCAGTAGGCAGAACCCCAGAGGCCAAGATAGGTCTCCGTCGCCCGCCAGAGGTCGCCCCGCGTCCACCAGTTGTTGACCCGTAGCAGAAGCCGCTGGAGCGGATGCGATGGGTCCACCTGTTCCAGACCCTCGGCTGTCTGTTTGTAGACGTAGCACGGGACGCTGGCGATGGCTTCCTGTCTCAGCTTGATGGCGGCATAGACCGAGACGGACCCGGGGTAGTAGTCGCCATAAGTGGGTTTAGCCCAGGCGTCACCGACGCCCCACTGGCGGTTCAATCGGTCATAGCTGGCCCCTACGACAGGGTTAGCCCGTTCCCGGCCTCTGAGAGCATCCCAGGCGCCGCCGAAGTTGGTTCTTATACCCATACCTTGAACGCTCCTTTCCGAGTGGCGAACGTCATAGCCAGCGCGTCAGCCTCGTCGGGACTGTTTGCCATCTTGTCTTTGGATTCCATCATCAACCTTTTGTCCGACTGAATGGTATATCTGCGAGACGCTAACTGTCCAACCAATCCGTTATCGTTCGGCAGTTTGCCAGCATCCAGCACCCAGTCCCGCATGGCCCACCAAACCTCGGTCACCCGGTTAGCGAATCTCGTATTCTGCCGCGCCTTCTCTCCGCCCTTAAACGCGACTATCCTGGTGTTGCCAAGCCCGACCTCTCGCAGGCGGTCAGTGACCCCGCCGCCGAGGCCCGTGTCATCCACCACCACCACATCGACCTTATTGTCATCGCAGTATCTGCCGACCCAGCCAGCTACCTCCATCAGGTTCTTCCCCTGGGCTTTGTACAGCATCTCGGCGAGGTTGCCCTGCCGCTTGACCACAACTGTTCTATCCTTGCCGAACCGGGCGATATCACAGCCCAGCACTACCTCGCCCTCGGCCTCGACCTCTCGCTGGGTCGATTCCCTAGCCACCCACAGCGGCACCAGAGCGTCGTCCAGTTCGCCAGGGAACTCACCCAGGACAGCCCCTCGATACAGCGGGGAATCCTCGCCCCACTCAGCCGCCCTGTCTGCGACGTCTTGAGGGCCGACCATCCCAGGCACAACGACACGACCCGCCTGGAGGTTGGGCGTGTCGAAAGCTGAGATTTCAAAGGTGTCCCATAGGTGTCGATGCTCATGATGAGAACCATAGAACGGCCCGGAGGTCGTGAACGGGTTGCCGACCATCAGCATGGTCTCAGGGTTGAGCCTATAGAGAGCATTGATATCGTCGTCGCTCATAGCATGGGCCTCGGTGACGATGACAAGCAGATGAGGAGAATGGAAGCCTTGCAGGCTCCAGGGTCGGTCGGTAGAGAAGCCGACGATAAACGTGCTTTCATCGAGTTCCCACCGAGGCGATTGGAATAGCCTGCCACCCAGCCCAGCCGTCAAAGGCGCGTTGTTATAGGCCGCTCGGAGTTCGTTGAATATAACGTCATCGACCTGGCGGTAGGTAGGGCCAGTAATGACGACTTTGGCGGGATAATGGGCAGTCGCCCACCAGAGAGCCAGCCGAGCCGCCAGCCAGTCCTTGCCGGAGCCGTTACAGCCCACCACAGAGACCCGCCGAGAGGCTCTTAGAGCCTCGGCTATCTCTATCTGTCGCTCGTAGGGGTCAGCCCCCAGAGCCGCCTTCAGATACAGTGTCGGACTCGCCTGTATCTGGTGGGCTAAATCCGTTAGTTCCGAACTCACCGCTACCATTGGCAATTACCTTTGCAAGTT